GCAATACGAATAACCGCGTCAGTTGACGAGGCCGTTGGGAAAATAATAGTGAAGTCGCCTGCGCTGGAAGTCTTGTCGGAGCCAAAATCGTATACGCCCACTGCTTCCGTGGTACCTGTTCCACCGCCATACGTGGTGTTGTAAATCAGAGCGCCCCGGGCTGTTATCGTTGCTGAGGAGAAAGTTAAGTCAGCAAAGTCTGTAAAACCAACAACGCCGCCAGTGGTTGGCGTAACATTGGTCAAAGCCGCACCGCCGGCAGTGTAGCCCGTGCCCGATACCTCATTGGTCACCGTATAATCAGTTGTAGAGGCATCGAAGCTAGAGCTATTGGTGTACAACGCCAGATTGAACGTATGAGCACCGTTTGTGAAATTGTGCTTTGCTTGCAAAATTTCACTTTTAAAGCTGGTCGGCATATAGTTTCCGGTAAAAGCCATGTCATATTCTCCTAATGTGCTCTGCTAATTCGGTCTGACCCGAGTTAATTAAAATATTGTACAATGTTGTACGATCGCTTTTTATAGCCTCTTTCATGTAATGAGCAATTACAGCCTCAACTTGATTGCTGAATGCTTGAGCCTGATCGCGAATAGCCGGATCAGCAGTGTCCGCTATTGATATTACCTTTTTAACACAGCGACTAGCCACCTCTTCTGGGGTAGCTCCTCGACCGCTGGTTGTCTGTACGGAAATCGATCCCGCCGACCCCGCAGATGATAGTCCGATCATGGTGACTCCTTATTTCGGTTTCATCCGGAACTGGCCGGAACGGTATGTATCTTCCCGCAGTTTACCATCTCCAAGATTTTTGAGAAGCGACAACGCCTGCATATACATTTTGTCATATAACGCAGTGATTTCCTTCTCGCCCTTCATAAACCGGTTGGCCTCAACCAAGGCCCCGTTGAGCAGCGCACTGTCAAACTCGTTGCCCAACCATGTAGTGCCCGCGGTAACAATTGACTCCGGATAGAAGCCGTAGTGGAGCTCAGTGATATAGGCTTGGTCCGGGGTAGGCCCAACAATGAATGTCGTATCGTCAAAATCTGCATAGTGCTGAGGCAGCCCCATACTGGTTGGGTTGGGGTAAGCCGATCGAATGAAGTTAACATCCTTGTTAAGCAGATAGAAATAAGCTCCCGAAGCATTCAAAACTGCCATGCTGTAGGTGTATAGGTAATCGCTTGGCGAGCTCAGGTAATTGTTGCCAATGGTCAGGTTACCCAGAACATTCTTTCGCAACGCGGGTATCTGCACCGAATTATAAATTTTCTGCTCAGCCTGCTGGACAAACATAGCCAACTGATCAGCGGTGAACGTGTTCTCCGTGATATCTTCTATGTTGGTTGTCAATTCTGTGTAATTCATCGTCATTACGTTCCTGTTTAAGCTGAAGGATCGCCTACTTTACCTACGCCCTGTATGCCAGTAATAGACACCAGCGTAGCGCGGCTATCAGCAAACCCAGCTGAGTCGGGCCGTGGGTTACGCAGCGCTTGGGGATCATACACCGGGTACATGCCCACTTTCAGCTGAGGCTGGTCCGCACTCCAACACTCGGGGCAGGCGAGAATCTCAGTGCGCCTACCCTTAACGATCTCAGCCTTTAGCTGACGCAACTTGTACGTAAACCCGCAGATATCGCACAGCCCGAGAGCTTTCTTGCCTGACGCATACCGGGTGCTCATTAGATATGATTGATCATTGGCACGAGACGATACGGAGCCTTCTCACGGTCTTCGTCAGCGGCCAGCCCGTACTGCTCGTCATACATCTGCTTGAGCATGGGTATCCGGGGAGCCAGCTCGGGAATCTTCGTAGCAATATGGTAGGCCAAGCCTGCCACCAACGCCGGCAGAAAGCGGAAGTTCATGTCAGCGGTCTCAACACCAGCCCCCGCATCCTCTACGCGGCGCATTCTCCAATACTGAAAATCATAAAAGTCATCTCTGTCGGGCACCGGCCAGATCGTTATCGTGGGGTTATCCCGCAGCCTGCTGACCAGCAGCTGAATAGGCCGCCCCGTACTGAGCTTGTTGGGAATTGACGAGTAGGTGCTTACGCTGATGCGGCTCATGCTTAAATCGGACTGAGAGGACACTGAGCCAGCCCCTGTGCGTATGACCTGATCAAGCAGGTCGATGGTGTCAGCTGGTAAATCATAGGTCGCAACACCGGCAGAGAGGCTCACAGTGCCCTCATCGATGGTCCACATGTTAATACCGCGGTTCTGCCACTCGATCGTCATCAAATTCATTGATCGCCGTGCAGTACGCAGGTCGTAACCAGACCTCATTTCCCGCCCAGCTCTCTCCCAAGCCTCCTCCGCTATTTCGGTGAAGTCCATGTTGAAAGCTGTCGTGCCGGTGGTTGCCATACGTTATACCATTTTCGCTTTGCGAGCACCCTTTTGGGCACAGCCTGCACCGCGAACCTTGCCGCCTTTCGCCATGCCGCCTTTCATATAGCCTTTTTTACCTTTCATGCCTTTCATGTCAGAGTCCTTCATCATTTTGCCGTCAGGCATTTTGTGGGTCTTTTTCATAAAATTACTCCTGTTAACTGTAAAAGAACGTAACGGCTGTCAGGTTGGCAAACGCGCTTATCCAAATATCGCTAACGCGAATACCGTTACCATCAATGCTAACGCTGTGGGTGGATGAGGCAATTATGTCCAAGTCCAGAGCAGTGGAGCCGTTTTCACCATTGAGCACGGTTAAGCGACCAGCTCCCGCTGTGGAAGTTAGCACAATTGTACGAATACGAGCAGGGCCAACCCCTGCAGAGCCAGTGGCTGTCATGCGCACGGCTCTGTTATCGGAAGTGGACATAACCTACTCCTTTATTGTCTTTTTTTTGGGGGTAGACTCACCTTTTGGGACGGGTTTTTCAACACCAACGCCCCGGCGCAGCAGTTCCTCCTTACTTGGCGGTACGAATTTCATAATTTATAATCCTTATTGTGCAGGGGATATGGTTGCGCCAGTATCGGAACGCTTCCAATCTGTGCCGTTGGAAAATGCCAAAATAGCAGCGCCCGCGGCACCGTTACTGACGTAGATCACTGTGCCGGCGATATCGGCCGCACTGGGTGCGTTATCAACGGTGTAGGTGGGAACTTCGATGTCACCGACAAAGCCGGCTGTAGAATTGACCGGTCCGGAGAAAGTGGTAGTAGCCATTGGAACCTCACATGCGAGTTTGGCTCACCAGTCTGCATGTCGTCGGCCCGGGCCGTCTGGCGAACCCTGAATTGTCCGGGGTTACCTCTTTTTACGCAACTTGGTCTTATTTGTCAATAAGTTGTACCCATAACCAACGTTTCTTACCGCAATCAAAAATTCTCCTAGCCCCCATCATATAGGTGAGTTCGGATTCAGCCCTCTCATCAGAGTTAGCATCAAAAGTTTCATCCAATCCATGGTCATTCAATCGAGTTTGCAGCATCCGTCTTTGGTAATGGGATTTTGGTCGCAGGCCAATCTTCTGGCTCCACACTTGATAATCTGGACCAACTTCACTTTCCAAGTCAAAACCCAGCTGCTCATACATGGCCCCCGAGAAATAGCGATTATCTGAAAACGACTTGATCTTCTCCGGCGCATACTCCCGCACGAAGGCTTTAAAAAGCCTAGAGGCTGCCCCTGACACTGTAACCCTCGTAGCATACCGGCTGAGGGTCCACACACGCTCTTTCGCACCAACCCCACGGTCATTGCTACCCAACGTGAACCTCATGCAGGCAACCAGCTTTTCCTTCCACCATAAACCGTAGTGCTCGCCGTTCCCTGTGCCGCCTTGGGGGTGGTACTTGTTGTAAAAAGCTCTTGCTTCACCTGCGCCAACTTTCCCCACATCACACTTGCGGGCCATCAACTTGCCCCGGGATTTACCCATGGCGTTACGCAGGATGCGTTTAATCTGGGCCTCATGGTCAAGGTAGTCGGCCTCAAATATAGTTATTAACCTGATCCCGGCCTTTCGGCACAGCTCATGCTTCTCAAAATGGCGGCGCTTATTCTTCCTCTCATCATCCCTGTCAGTGTGACTGTGCCAGTACATGCCACAGTACTCGATCGCCAACTTATGCTCAGGCAAGTAAATATCGATCTCCTTGGGACCAATAATAGACCGGTTGCGCTGCTCAGCAGTGGTGAATATGGAGCAGAATGCGTGGAGAGCGTCTTCTTGTTTGGATGTCATATTATTGCACTGGGTGCACCCTGTTTTGCCTGCCAAATGGTTTACTGGGCTTTGGGTGAAACTCTTATCGTGGATTGTACAAAAAACTTCCACTTTCCCTGAAAGCATATTGGTGAACTGAGTGCTCCCATAGGTATACACCCCTTCATGGACCACCGCAGCCCGATCTATAAACTCTGCTATTTTTAACTGCTTACTATTCCTTATTCGCTCATTGCCACATTTCGGGCACCCCTGCTTTCCCCTAAAATGATTATCGGGTGTCTGGTAAAATTGCCCATGGATAGCGCAATGTATTTCCACAGGGGTCTTATACCCGGAGTAGTTAACATGGCTGTAGTCATAAGTGGCCCCATGGACAGAGGTGAACCGGGATATCCAGTCAACCCCCTTGCCGGCACACTTGGGGCACCCTGAGCCATTGATATGATTTTGTGTTATCTGCAAAAACCAACCGTGGGTAGGACATTTCACGTCTATCTTATTTGGAGAGGGGGATCGCCGGTATTCGTACTTATTTGGGTGGGCTTTCTTTGACCTAGCGACGAATGTTTCAAAGGGTACATACTTAGGCATCAAAGGTGCTCCTAGTTGATAACGCTTTGTAA